CATAAGTTGCTGATATATGTATCCATTGTCCTTCATAAGAAGTTAAAGCAGTATTATAATATCTACTAATTTTCACACTTGTAGAACTATCATAAAGTTGAAAAAATAACAAATCTGAAGCCGATGTAAAAAGTCCCCATTCATTTTCTGTTGCTGAATTATCTGCTTTAAGTAAAATTCTAAATTTAGTGGCGTCATCCATTTTAACCCAAGCAGAAACACTAAAAGGACTATCAGTAGTTCCGTTACCAAAAGATAAATCATCACTATCCCCTAAACTTATATATTCGTCAACTCCATCCATCAATAAACTCTTTGTATTGTTAAATGAAGGTGGTGCTGGTGTAGGACTTTTCGTACCTCCTGAAGGTATCATAAAAACCCCTTTTTTATTTGCAAAATTATATAATATCGGCATAATTAAGTTATTGGTAAATTACAATTATCATATTTATTCGGCATCTTAAAAGCTATGCTTAAAGCCCACCCCGTTAATTCATCTTCAAATCTTTCTGTAAAGCTTGTCATTGATCCTGATCTTTCAATATTAACTTTTAACCAATCTACATTATTACTCGTAGCAGTTTTCTGTTCAAAATAAGCAATCAGATCAAACAATACCTGAGCCATGTCTGACTTGACTTCGTTCTCATCTGATTCATCTTTCTGGACTAAAGAAATTGCTAATACCTGAAAATTCCATGTAAAAGTAGCATCTCCAATAGTTGCAGGTTGGTCTATAATCCATAACAAAGGATAATTAAAATCTTTAATCTGATCATGCTCCACTACTTCCCAAAGATTCCCATTACCGAAATTCTCTATCTGCAAATGAGCATCAGCAAAGTCATTAAACTCTTTTATTATTTGATTATAAGTTAATATCATTACTTGTAATATTTATAATCATCTCTCCAACAATTCGAAGATCCTCCACCTAAATAAAAGCTTGTTTGATATGCTGTTTTCTTTGGATTCAAATCATCCGAACTCTCATTATATTTTGGGTATAAATTATCATTATCACATAAATAATTTATTAATCTTTTATCTCTTTCCTCTGCTTTATTTTTCCATTCATCCCTTAAAAATTGTAAATCCTGAAAGTCTATTGGTTGGCTATTTTCTGAGCTTTTAGTTGCTACTGATTTGTTCCTATATTTAAACAACATAGAAGCAGAGCATTCGTACATAGTCCATTGTAACATAGATGGAGCTATGTAATTATCTAATAAAGTAATATCATCAGCAGTTAATGTACCTCCTGTAATTTTAGTTTTTAAATCTTCATAGAGGGGAGTGCCTAATATCGGATGTGCCCTCAATTCCTGTGCGTCACGTATTGAAGGTAATATCAATCTAACATCTACATTCTCGTCAATTAATGAGTTGTTTTTTACATAGGTTTCCGATATGAATAATACTGCCATTGTTTATTTTTTTTAAGGGGTTTATCTTTTGATCCTAACTACTTTTTGATTCCAGATATGTCTGCAAAATGGTCTATGTATTGCAGGAGAACTTCCCGGTACTGTGTACCAACCTCCACGCTTTGTAAAAATATCAAGTCCCGTATCTCCAAACCCGTTTCTAAGCATCTTTAATTGATTCAAAGTGTACATTCTATCTAAAGCTATCATTTGAATACAGAAAGGTCTTGAGGTGTCTTTTAATTCTGGTTCTCCTCTTCTTTCTAATGTTGGAGAAAGTGCATATTCATAAACAACAAATATCTCCTCTTCGGGTACTTGAATTGTAGTTTCTGCATCTTCCGTAGGTAAAAAATTCTTATCCAGAGCATCAATATCTTGTAATACTTGTAATACTTCATTAACTTCTGCAACCTCCATATTCAATGCTTTGCCAATTTCTGTTACAGGCATTTTTGGATTTCCTTTAATTAAATCTAATACCTCCTTTTCTGATTCCCTTAATACTCTACCCAAAGCAAAGCTATAATTACTTAAAAAATTATGCTCCAACATCTCAGCATCTTCAATACAAGTAATCGGCTCACTAAATTCTTGTATTACTTCAATCTCGCTTTTATTATATCCAAAATCTTTCAGCTGATCGAAAATAAATTTATCCGTTTCATCATCCATTGTAACTCTCTCTCTTGCTTCTAATGGAGCTAATCCGATCTTTTCTCTAATTTCATCCTGCGTCATAACAGATACCATTACTTGCTCTGAAATCTTTTCTGTAATTGGCTCAATTTTAATAATCTTCAATGCCTTTGGCAATCCATTGAAAGAAACAATCTCATTAAATACTTCATTCAATACTTCCTGCTCTGGACTGATATATAAATTTTGGTAAAGCTCCGTTGCCGTTCTCAACTCGTCTGCATTGTTTCCCAAACCTGACATATCTTTAATTCCAAACATCATAGGAGATACAATACCATGTGCCGTAAATATCTCTTCTCTAATTTGATTATTAAGATTAATAAATCTTTCGTCTTGTCCGTTTACAGGAATAGGAATTATTTGAGGATGGTCTGCGCTTTGATCCGTAAAGCTGAGTAATGGCTTTCCTGCATTATCTGTTCCCGTAGCATAGTCTTTAAACCTTCTTTCGATTTCTGACATCTCCTCATCCGTAGGTTCTCCATTGTTAAAACTGACCATGTAACCTGCGCTCAAATTATTCTTTATATTCTGGAGAGTAAAATTAGCAATCTCACTATCTGCTTCTAAATAAGGTACTGCACTAACATAATCTCCTAAAGGATAAATTTCTAAATCTGGTCTATATTCTTTATAATAGATTATGTAATTAGCAGATGTATTTATCTGATCCGTAAAAGGGAATAATTCAAGTGTAACAAAATCTTCGTTACCTTCTGGATTTCTACTTTTCCAATCATCTGTATAATAATAAGTTTCTTCGTCTAAAGTTGATTTCCTAACATTAGCAAAATTCAAATGCTCTACTTCTGCAATATTTCCATTTGCATTGACCATAATTTGTAAACAAAATCCTCCATATACTTTCTTGTCTTTTACAATCTTTCTTAAAAGATCATCCATGTTCTCATCTTCGTTCGGATGCCTTAAAAAGCCCTCAAGCATAGCTCTCTCCTGAAAAGTTACATTTCCTGTTATATCAAATCCTTTGCCTACAATGAAATTAGTTTTACCATTTATAATAGTTGCGTGTTTACTCGATTCATTATAAAGCTTCGTTAAAAAATCTGGATAACAATTTTTATAAGGTCTTTCACTTCCATACTCATACCAATCTCCTTTCCTTGATTCCTTGAAAGTTGGCAATTCGTAACCCTTATTGAAATTTAATGTAATTAGTTTTATGCTCATGATGGATTATAAACTATGTTAGTTGTTGGAGATACTGAATGCTGATTAAAGTTTGGCTCTTCCGTAGTATCAATTAATTTCATTTTTCCCGTTTCTACTATTGTTAATCCCGTAGGATCTAAATTAGTTGTTGATACTTGTTCAAATGCTCTATATTCATAAAACCCTCCATTCCCTAATATTAAACTACCATTTAAAGCATCATTGACACCTTCCGTAAATGTAAACTTATTATATCTATCAATATTAGTTGAGGTATCAGTAATAATACAATAATAATCCGTTTTCGTTAGATCATTTTTAAACTCAAATAAATAAACAGGATTTGTAATTGTAGTCTTTTCCCATAGAGTAGCAACAAATATAGTAGAAGCATTTTTAGTCAGCACTATCATCTTTCTTCTTTTTACTCTTTTTTACTTCAAATACGTCAGCTCCTAATTTCTTTAAAATAGTCTTATTTTCGTCTTTTATTTCAATTTTAAACCCTTTTCCATTCCAAAATTGACCAATTAACTCTTTTTTTAACATTTTATCTTTTTTTAATATATGTGAAATTTTTGACAAATTAAAAAAAAAGGGAGCATAAAAGCTCCCTAAACAAAAGAAAAGAAAAAAGAACGGGTTAAGTACTTATTGTTAATCCTGCTACAACAGTAGAATCTACTTCGTAAGGAGTTTCTGGCTCTTTAGCCATGATAGATACATCATATCCGTTACGATCTCCGTAAGCAGTTCCAGTATTAGCAACTAATGATTGACCTTCTGCGAAGTTCTGGAATCCCATACCCCAATATACTCCGTTATTGTCTTTTATGATACAAACAATCTGACCTAATACCATTAGTTTTAGTTCGTTGCTTTTAGTAGCAGAAAATTTATTAATTGAGAAAGCAATAGTTCCTTCACTAAATCTTGTTCCGTTTGCAGGATCAATAGTAGTAGTAGCAACGATGCTTCCAACTTCTTTTTTTAATTCGTATTTACGCCATGTCGACCCTCCGTCAGTAATAGCAGTAACTTCATGTGAAGCAACTGTATAAGCAGTAACTGAAGCTCTTTCTAATATATAGAGCTCTTCAATACCACCTGTGCTATCCGAACAATCTCTGGCAAATCCATTTGATAATGTACAAGGCATCTGTTTTTAGTTTTAAAAAGAGGGTTATTACACCCTCTAATATTAATATTTACGATATTTTTAATTTACAAGCTTCTGTTGGGAAAGCCCAATTAATCCCACGTCTAAATGCGAAGGTTGTTTTAAAAATTCTGTCATTTGGATCGTACCATGCTCTGTAATCATTTGCCTCTTCATCTGGAAGATCAACACCGATAACGATGTTAGAAGCTCTTGTTAAATAAGCAACAACATCTCCAGGAGTTGCGCTATTCAATCCCGAAAGACCAACAGTTCCAACAACAGTAACTTGAGGAAATCCAATTAAAGGAAGTTCGTTTCCAGGTTGACCATCTACTACATAATGAAAATAATTTCCGTCTGCAATAGCTCTTTGATACATAAGGAATAAATCCATTCCTAAAAAGATTTTAATATCATCCGCATCAGTAATATCCTCATCCATAGACTGAGCTAAAAATGAAAGAGATTCAATGATAATTGAAGCAGTCTGAATACCTGCAGTAGGAGATGCAACATCAACAACAGAAGATGCTTGAACTCCCAATCCTGCATAAGATCCTGCTCCTGCAGTTCCCGTCCAGTCTTTAATCTCTAATTGCTTTTGGATTTTAGCAATCTTCAAAGCAAAATACAACTCAGCAAAAGGAATTTCCTCTTTCTCATTAGTAACTCCTTGTTGAAGCATTGTCTGTGTGTACTTAGAAGCTAAGTCACTCATGCACAAATCTTCGTGAACTGCAAGTGCATTCGGGGTTATTGTTCTTTGAGATAAAGTAGTAGTACCATCTGCTGATCTCGAACAAGCATCATCTTGTAATGATACATCTGTGTCTAAGATGTTTATTGTAGTTGGTCCTTTTACACCTGGTTGTATTTGAGCATATTTACTTAATTGCCCTCCAGCAACTGATTGAACGATCAAACTCATAGCTTGTTCGTCAACATAATTTGTTAATGAACTTACGTCAAAACTCATAATTGTTAATTTTTAATAGTTAGTATTTTTATTTAATTATATTTTGCTTTTTTAGTTTTTCGATAATATCAACTTTATTTTTTCTCAATTTATCGAATCCACTTTTATTTTTCTTTACTGACTTTGTTGTTGGTTCTTGTACTAACTTTTCTGTTAATTCTACCAATTTTCCAAAAGCATTTTTTAAATCTTCAATATCTTTTTTCAGCACTTGCGTTTCTTCTGCTAATGTAGATTCCATTCCGAATACTCTTTCAGTAACTATTGATTCAATGATCTTCTTAGCTTCTCTTTGTTGAGCATCAGTAAATGGACTATCTTTTTCCATTTCTTCGTCAACCTCCTCCTCAACTTCTGGAGCTTCCTCCATTTCTTTGATGTCTACAATAATACCTGATTCTGTTGTTACTATCCTTCCGTCTGAAAGTTCGTGCTCTCCATCTGGAGCAGGTAATAACTCTTCATCAACTTGTACGACCATAGCACTTCCTAAACTTACGTCTGGCTCGACCTGTGCTACACTCCCATCTGCGAGTGTGACATCTTCAAATTTTTCTGCTATTGTTTCTTTAGTTTCTTCCGTAGTAGTTTCTTCTACTACTTCTGTTTTTGGATCTTCTGTATTCATTTCTTCTTTTTCGACATTTACACCCTCTTTTAGAAAAATGCTTTTTATGTCCTGAAATAATTGTTTTGCTTCATTCATGATTTTAAAGTCTTTATTACTATATATGTGAATTATTTTAATTTTTAAAAAAAACTTACTATTTTCTTTTATAATTATTTACTACATCTCTAATCTTTGATATAATCCTTTCATTAATTTCCTTTGGTCTATCCTGAGCAAAAAGTCCTTCTACTGAAAAGCCATTGAAAACTCCTGATTTTATTTTTTCCCAAACTTCGTCATTTTCCACTCTCATTGATCCCCACCATGAGCCGTTAGGAGCATCATCAAATCCTTTAGGCGTATTAATACCTCTATCCGAATCTATTATTAAAGATTCAATTACATAAACTCCGTCTGCTTTATCATTCTTATTGTGCATGATATTTATGTTATTTGAATATCCCATTTTAAAGAATTTATTTACAATCTTATTGATAGTATCTTTTTTAAATACAACGTAAAATTGTTCTCCGTTATCTTTAGCTCTCATGATCGGTAAATCTGCTACCATAAAAAATCCAGATACAATTCTTTTTTCTGAATCCTGAATTTTAAACTGATAGTTCTTTTCATCATTTTTTCTGAATGCCAACCACAATTTTTCAACTGCAGGTTGATCTACTAATGCGATGTAATCCACTCCGGACTCATCCTCTTCATTTATTACTAATTCTAATAGTTCCATAATTTATTTATTTAATAGTTGCTTGATCTTCAATGACCGCAACTTTGTTCTGTGTATTAGTTATATCTGTTTCAGTTACAAATACTTGTTGGGGTTCTTGCCCTGTTAATGTTGATGTATTAGTTATTGCTCCCAACGAAGGCACTCCTCCACCTCCTCCAGATATTGCAGGAGCTGATACCGATCCTCCACCTGAAAATTGTTGTTGACTTATCTTCGCAATTTGTGCCGTAGTTACTGCCGATAATATTGCTAATTGACCTACCTTGTAAATCGTTCCGAATGGATCGGGAATAGTAGAAGCGTTCGCTAATATATTAACAACCCCTTGACTTGCTCCAATCAATGCTTGTGCAATTTGTAA